CCAAGCCACCATGCGGGCATTCTCGCTGCCCGCAAGTTGGCCTGCAACCGTGGTCAGCGCCGGCCCGGAAACGCCGCACTCATAGCGCAGCTGGTTGACTAGCTGTAAGAAGTTCATGCGGGTTCAGCCAACACGTTGTTGAGCCATGCACGGCCACGCGGGTTTTTGTCTTCCACCAGATCGAACGGATAAGCCAAACCATGCCGTGCGCTCATCACGATCCGATCAGGCTCGGACGGGTTAGGCGTATGCTGGCTGTACCGCGTCTCTTTCATTCGAGCCAGAATCTCTACATATTTACGTTTGACTTCAGTAGGGTAGCCGCGAATGATGGGTTGATTCATGCCATTGCAATTAACGATAACCTGTGGCGGCTGATTCTCATCAGTCGTCGAATGCACAACGATAGTCACCAGTTCGTTCATGAAGGCTTCGGTGGTCACAATATCGTTAAAGTCTTTGTTGCTTGCCACAGTGTCGATAACAGGATCGTCATCGTTAATTTCAATACCAGTCATTTTTGTTTTAGACATTTGCCATTCTCCTTGCGTTAAAAAACCAAACCGTCAAAAAAAGGAAGGCCACCGAAGTGGCCTTCCAAGAACCCCTCGGAGAGGAGGACGGCAACCTTAGATAGCTGCGCCGGGCATGACGCTGCAGTCAAAATAGGTGTCAGTAACACCTGCTGCGCCCAGATCGGTGCTACCCGGAGTGAAGGTGGTTGACGAATTGGTGGTCACTTTGATGAGACCAACCAAAGTCAGGTTGTTAGCCGGTGCAGTCGGCACTGGGCAAGGATCACCCGAAGTAACGACAGGACCACGGCTGTTGCTGAAGTTGCCCGAGCCATCGATCCAAACTGCATACAGCGCGGCACTGGAAGGAGGAACGGTACCTGCAGTCGAAGTCATGGCGATGTTGTCAGTAGCGCCTTTGGACTTCAAAACACCGTCGCTGGTGTAAGTCAGCGTGTTGACGGTCTTGTAGGTGTTAGCGTTGGTACCTTCTGCAAGGCCCGCCGCAGTAAATGACATATAGCTGGCATTTGCTTGTTCAATATTGTAGGACATGATGAATTCCTTTATGCAGTGGTGTTGAGAGTGACTGCGACAGCCGTGGAGTCAGTCACGTTTGAGGTGTTTGCGGCACCTGCCGTAACTCCGCCGTGAACGTGCGCGTTGTAATCAGTTAGAAGCTGATTATGCGACGCGGCCAATGCAGCCAAATCAGTCAAAACGGATTCGAACAAGAACCGGATTTCACGTGAAGTGAGTTCATCTGGTACCTTGACCATCCGCACATTAATGCTTTCGGACATGGTGTTTTCCTTTCAAGTAGATGCCGGAGCCATAGCCCCGGCTAATCATCACAGAGCGGTTACACCAGCCTCGATACGGGCCATCCATGCGTCGTTCAGACGGACGGTAGCAAACCATGTCGAAGCACCGACGTAGCCAAACTGGCCCAGTGGGTTAGCGTGGTTGGTCTGCGATGCCTTCAGGACGACAGGCTTGATGGCCTGCATGCCCTTCAGTGCAACTTGACCCCATGCGTCTTCACCGATAACGAGGAACGGATACACGTCCACGTTGGCAGCGCCGACCGACAGCATGCCGTTCAGCGTGCCCGAGCCAGCGGCAGCGAACGAAGTCAGCAGCGGCGAAGAGATGAAGCGGAAGTCTTCGCATGCGCCGATCTCGCGATCGTGGATAGGCTTGAATGAACCGTACTCTTCAACACGGGTAAAGCCGGGCAGGTTACGGATGTCAGCAACGGCGTCAGTGTGGCAGAACACAACGTAAGCAGGCTGGACAGCGCGAGTACCGAAGTTGACGCCGGGAGCGAGACGCGAAGTCACGCGGCGGCAACGGTTCGATTCCAGCGTACGTGCAGCTTTACGGATGGCGTTCAAGCTGATCGCGGTGTTGATGCCGGCACGGGTGGTGCCGTTGGCGTACACAACGGTCGAGCCAGCCTTCAGAACGCCGTAGCGCACCAGCTCCATCACTTCAGCCATGGTCTCGCCAGTCAGCTTGACCATTTCGCCCGGGATGTCGTCTTCGTACAGCTGCTCAACTTTCGAGCTGTACTTGAACAGAACACCGTACTGCTGCAGAGTCACCGACACGTCTTGGAACGAAATCGTGTTGGAGTTCGGCGTCACGCCTTCTGCCAGCACGAAGTTCGATGCGGTAATCTGCGGGGTGCCAACGTAGCGGTTGGAGCCTTCGATCGCAGTACCAGTGGTCGATGCGCCGAAAGGCAGTGTACGACGGAACACCAAGGTGTCAGTCGAGTTCATCGGCATCTCGCGCTGGGTACCAAAGTCACCCAGAACAGTGATGGGCTGTGCATGCTCAAGCATGCCTTGTGCCGCGCGAATTAGGTTACGCGAGGCAACGGTGGAGTAATTTTGAATAGACATTGCTATTTCCTTTCAAATCAGGTTAGTAACCACGCTGCGCTTTTTCTTTTTCGCGTTTTGTGGCTTCGTAATTCCAAAGTTCTTCAAAAGACATGTCGTCCAAAGTTTTGGGCGGCGGTGTCTGTCCGGGTCGAGTTGTCGCAGCAGCAGAAAGCCGCTGGCTACGCTCTTGCTTGATATCCGACGCTGAACGCTTCTTGGTGTCATGGAACATGTCCAACATCAAGATCGCATCCTTTGCCGCTGAGCTATCTGCCAAGGCACGTATTTCTGCCGGTTGCGCGGTATACCACTGGGTAAACTCCAGCGTATTGACCAGCTCCCGCCAGTTTTCATACTTGCCTTCGACACGCGCTTCCTCGAGAGCCTGTTTCATCTCCGCTTTGGTTTGCTCAACCTGTTGCTGCACATAACCTGTCACCTGTTCAGGTGTCAGTAGATTCGCATTTGGTTGGACTGACCCAAGCTGAGACGCAACGTACTCTTCCATCGCGCCTGCCCATTCAGGAAAATCCTGCTTGAGCTGCTCCCACTTTTCCGGGTTTTTGGCTGCATTGGCGATTTGTCCCTGAGACGGGGCATCTTGTGGGGCAACTTGCTGTTGCGCCATTCGAGCCTGCTGGAACTCTCGCTGCATGGCGGCCACACGACCCTCTGCAGTTTTTACATGGTGCAGCAGTTGAGCATTGGCTTCTGCCAGTTTGTCGATCTGAGCTAACTTCGCTCTCACAACGTCTGGCAATCCAGCCAGTGGGTCTTCCGGCTGCTCTGGCTCTGCACTTACCTGTTCAGGTTCAGTTTGCTGGGTTTCGTCCTGCAGCGGCTCTTCCGGTGCAGCGGCTATCGTCTGGTCAGCGGACTTGTCATCAGCTTCCAGCTTTGCAGCCTCCTCATCCCATAAACGCTGTGCTTCTTCCATTGACAGTTGGTTTTCTTCCACTTTGCTCTCCAATAAAAAAGCCACCTTTCGGCGGCCTCACACGACGGCTAAGCGGGATTATTCATCCGGCTCAACCACTACACCCCGAGTTGCCGCATCCGGCAAGTCGAGAAATCTTTTAATGAATCGTATTTCACCCCGCAAGGCCGCTGTCTCAAGTTCGGAGAGACTGACAGCGTCATTTTTCTCGCGGCACTTGCGCAACTGGTCTTCAGCCCATTTGCGCAGTACGTGCCACTCTGGCGAGTTGAAATTCATCACGTTATCTATGGACGCGAGGTCCCTGCAAAAATTTTACTGTTTATCGTAAGATTTGTGCAACATTTTTATTTGCCGCACATTGCCGCATCATGCTGCATCAATACCCTACTTTGCTGTACTCAGCATGCAGCGCGATGATGACATCAACATCAGTACCCGTTCCGCCGGTCGTAACCGGGCGAATATAAGCCGGGCACTCTACGGCTTCGGCAATTCCGGCGGACGTCAGAGACAGCGCGGTGGCGGTTTTGCCCTTCCACTGCAGCGGCGCCCAGTTCGTGCCGTCATTCGATCCTTGCAAAGCAACGGTTGCGCTGCCAAAGGTGCCAATTACCTGCATGGTGATGCTGGCTTTGAACGGCAGCGAGAACGGCGATCCGTCGTCGGCGTTACCTAAAGCTTCCCAAGTTAAAACAATCGCGCCGTTGACGGCGTTGCGGTTTGCCGAAGTCAATGCGACAGTCGCCATACTTCCTCCTTATTTCACTCCGCCGCTGCGGATTACGTCGCTAATCAAACCACCTTCTTGTGCAGCAAGCGAAGGGGCGTACAGTGATTTCTGTTGTGCTGCTGTCATGCCGCCAAACTTCTCGGGCTGCTCCGGTGCTGTTTGTGTGAACTGACCGGGTGCAGTAGGTAAGTTTTTATAGAGATAGTATCCACCGCCCGGAGCAGCTTTAATCGCCCATTTATTTTTTTCTATGGTAGACATGCTGATTCCACTGGTCCCAGTAGGATCAGTGACCGGGTCATACAAACGCTCCACACGACTGCCCATACCCACATAGCCCGTGTATTTTACGGGCTGATTGGCATACCCTCGCCGCATGTTTGACGGGTATCGATCCATGTTGGTTTCCAACGCTTTGTTATACGCATCAACCGCTGCATTATGCTTTGCAACATCACTGCGATAACCACGTACGTCACGACGATACTGGTTCAGCAAGTCGTCATAAGCTTCGACTTCGCGGCGTAGCGTTACGTTTGCCATGGCTTATATCCCTGATCCCATGCGCAGCTTCAAATCCTGTTCGGCAGCGAACAGCTCTTTGCGGCCGCGCTCCTTCAACGCTGTGTCGGCCAGTTGTGCTTTGATCTTCTCGAGTGACAGGTTCTGCACATTGGCCATCTTCAACATCTCGACCTCGCGTTGCATCTCCAGTTCTGCCATGCGAATCTGCGCCTCCTGCTGCATCTTCTGCATGCGTGCTTCAATCTCAGCCATATCACCTTGGTTCTGCAACTGCGCCTTCTGCAGATCAGTCTGAGCGCGAATGTTGGCAGCTTCAATGCGCGGATCAGCCGGCGCTTCTTGCGTAGCTGCAGCCTTCATTTGCTCTTTTATCTGCTCGATCTCTTCGTCAGACTTGAACACCTCGACCGGGTCGATGTGTTGCGCCTGCAGTGCTTTGCGGAACAGCTTCTCGGTGTCGAGGTACATGCCGTAGACCGGATTGGCGCCAGCGGCCAGCAGGTTCAGGAAAGCTTGGTTTTGGATGTCTCGGATCAACAAGGCTGAGCTGCCCCGCGCGTTGACGCTGAAGTCGCCCTTAATCTCTTCGTCCTCGTTGTACAGCATGTTGTAGTCGTAGTACCGACGAATGTGCGGGCGGGTGATCATGTCGTCGAACTGCTTGACCAACCTGCGTAGCACCACGTTGGCGGAGTTCATTAGCATCTGCATGCCGCCAACCGTGTCCGGTGCTGCGCCTTTCTCGCCTTGCAAAATGGTCGGCACACCGGTCTCTTGATCGACTAGCTCGGTCGCCATCTTGATGATGCCGGCAAGCTCTGCCTGATGACTGTTGAATTCGAACGTGGCAAATGCTTTGTTCACATCGTCTACGTCGTCGGTGGCATACCAAATCTTGCGGCTGGTGAGTTGCCACTGCTTGTCTGCTGGCTGCACCACGCTCGGCTTCATGACGATCTGCGGACCACTGGACACGCCTGCGTTGTCCATCATCTGGCGCCATGCAGCGTTCAGCACCTTCTGCTGTGAGCGCATCAAGTAAGGGATGCCATAGCCCCAGACGTTGGTGGAGACCTTCTCCCAAACGAAGAAGTCGTACGGCATGTCGCCGCCTTCCAGTGGGTTCAAGAATGCTTTGACCACGGTGCTGTTAATCATCACAACACACGCGCTAATCGTCTTCAGTTCATCCTTCTTGCCCGGTGTGACGCCGGCAGCTTCGAGGTCATCATGGTCAACCTCGCCCCAGTACGTCCACATCTCGTACACGTCACGGGCGATATCGCGCTGGTCGTCATCGCGCAGCTCTTTCATGGCGAATGACCGAGTTGGCCCTTCCTCCAGCACCTTGCGCAATTGCGACTTCATGAATCCCGGCTGCTTGGCCAAATCACGAATTTGCTTGGCGGTCACTTGCTCCCGCTCGTAGATGCCTTTGCCGTTGTGAATGTTCTCACCGCAACCCGGATCAGGCCACACATTACGCGGATCGACACGGAACGAAGCCGGGGCCAGCTCCTCAACGATCTCGATCTGGTGAATGGTCTGGCCATTGGCATCGGTGTAGGGCTGCCATGCCTTGCGCACGCGATTGGTAACGATCGGACCGCGAACCACGCCGGTGCCCAACACCGCAGCGTCGTGAATGACTTTGCGCAACTCGCCGTTATAGTCGCACTCGATTAGCTGATCCTCGATCTCGCGCTGCATCGCCTCGGCCTTCTTCTTGGCGATGTCCATAATCTCGCGGGCGATGTCCTTCATCCGCATCGGCTGACCTTCTACATTGGTCATCGGCTGCGGTCCCTCCGGGGGCATGGCCATTGCTGCCAGTCCGCCCAATGGCGGCATCTGCTCTGGCGGCTGCATGGGCGCCGCTGGCATGTTTTCTGGCTGCATGGGCGCAGTCATCGCAGGCACGCCCATCGCAGGCCCCTTGGTTGTCGCAGGCCGCTCATCTTTCAGCATGGACATCAGGTACGGATTTGGCGTTGGCTGAATGCCCCAGTTGCGGTCGTCTGTCGGCAGCAGAATGTCGGCCACCCGCGCCTCCGCAGCGTTGGTCTTCTGCCGCGTCATGCCGATGAAGACGGTCGAGCGATGCGGCTTGGCGCCTTGCGTCGTGACAGGGTAGCCCTGCTCGACAGACGTCATCATCTGGCTGGCTGCCTTGTTGATGTTGTCCTTACCGTTGTACTGATCCTCGTCTTCGATCCAGCGTTTATCGACACCATAGCCGTAGCGTGCGCGAATCCATTCGTCACGCTGCTTGGATAGGCTGCGACCAAACGCCTGCAGCCGCTCTTCTCTTTTCTGGCGTTCGGCTTCGGGATCGACGTACTCGACCTCGATATCGATGTCAGCTTGTGGCGTTGGGAAATCCATTGCTTATCCTCAATAGGTGGTCTGCTGCTGTTGCTGCGGCATCATAGCGGATGGCTGCTGTTGAACGGCAGGCGCAACCGGTGATGTGCGAGACCGCATCTGCGATGACAAAAGCCCACGGCCTGTCTGTGGCCCTTGTGGCGGCACGCCAAGTGACTGGCCGAACTGATTCGCAGTTGCGCCAGTGGGCGTCTCTTGCACGTTCTGAAGGGTAGAGAACGACGATGTCGTCGTGCCCATCACCGGCGTGTTGCTCTGAGGCATGACGCTTTGAGTGCCGAAAGGATTGGCGTTGCTGGTGTTCATCCGCATCGGCGCCAAGTCATACGGGTTAATCGCTGGCATCAGTCTTTCTCCTTGCGTTTGGCAGCTTCGTCATCCCACATCTGTTTTTCAGCGGCCCATTTCTCAGGCACGGAAAAGTAGCGATCGCCCATCTTGATGATCGCCGCACCCCGTGCGCGTTCAGCCTCTTCGGCTTTGTCCCATGTTTCGTGCTGTCTGCCCTTCAAAATCACATAGCTGTCAGCAGGCAGCTTGTACCGCTCTCGGTCCTGTTTGCTGGCGCGTGTCACCGACCCCCAGTGACCTTTGTTCTCGCCTGTGCCAGTGGGGCCAAGACCGGCAGCCTTGGCGGTTGCGTAGTCGTAATCGGGACCTTCGGGATCGAACTTCGGCATCTCAGTACCCTATCTCGGTGTCAAGTACGCCGAAACTCAGCACCGGTGCGGTGCCGCGATTTGATTTCAAGCGTGCCTCGGCCTCTGACTGCGTCTTGGCAAATCGGCGCATCATCATGGCGTAACGCGTTGCAGACAGCAAGTCATCGGTCATCTTGACGATCATGCCGTCCTTGCGGTGGTACAGGCGAAACTCCTCGAACCAGTCTTCGAGATGAGCGAACACGCGCAGGCGATGCGTCTGCATGCGTGCCAGCATCTCAGCCACACCAGCCTCGACACCGTTGCTGCCATCCTCGAATGTGGCACGGTCCTTCATCATGTTCAGGCCCTGCGCTTTGTACTGCGCAGCAAGCTGTTCGCCTGATCCCTTATCCCGCTGCAGGCCGTCATGCGGCCATGCGACTGGCACCCAGTCACCGCGTGCCTTGATGCCGGCGGCGTGGATCACAATCGACTGGTCCTTTACGCGATAGCAGTCGGTAACGTACAGCACATCGTTGTCACGGTCCCACGCCAACCATACGACAGCGGTTGGGTGGTCAATGCCAAAGTCCAGACCGACGACGCGCGGCCAGTGCGGTGGGATGGCAAAGGCCGTCACCTTGATCGCGTCTTCGGCGATCGGGAACACACGGCCGCTGCCCAGAATCGGAATGCCCTTGGCGCGTGCTTCGCGCTCATGCTCCGGGTAGCTGGCGATGATCGCGTCGCGCTGCTCCTGCGTGTAGTGCTCAGCGTCGTCGATCGTCATCGTTGTGACGGTCGAGCTTTCAGGCTTCTCAAGCAGGAACCGCTTTACGACCTCGGACATGCCCAAGAGCGGCGTAAACGTCACGAACACCAGACCGTTGGTTGCGTTGGTTCGTGTCAGACCTTCGGAGTAGATCGGCAGCGGTGGTTCTTCGTCGAACCACACGTAATCGACCGTGTCGGCCTGCCACTTCGTACGACCTTGGTCGTAACTGTTGAACTGGATCACGCTGTCTTCGCCACACACATGGCGCACGACAACACTAGCCACCGCATCGGCAACGCCTTGCCGCATGCTGGTATCGCGCAAACAGCTAAACGGGATCGCGCCGGTGCCCCACTCTTCCCTGATCTCAGGCGGACCCAGCAGCAGACGCTGCACGCCGTTGCGCGTTAGTTCGGCCGACTCCGAGCCGACCATGCCGCGCGTCGCGTACGGGAACCTGCGCCCTGTCCACCAGTCCGGGTAGATGCCGGTCGCGTGCATGGCGACCTCGAATGCACCTGCCCACGTCTTGCCAAGCTGGTTGCCTGCCATGAACAGCCGCTCACGGAAGCGGCTGCCTGCCTCATGGAACTCAGTCTGCTTGGCGTAAGGCTTGTACGCTGCCAAGCGGTTGCGCTTGGTGCGAATGTCACGCAGGCGCAGCAGCTCGTACAGCTCCCGCTTCTCATCGTCAGACAGCTTCGACAGGTTCAGCGCGTCGAGATTCATTTCATCGCTTTCGCCAGCAAAGCACCGAGCCGCTGGTCAAGCTGTTCGCTGGACAATTCCAGACTGCCGGACATCTTGACCTCGACAGCTTTCAGCTTTGGCTGGGTGTATTCGAGAATCGAGTTCAGCATGCGCACGCGCACATCGGTGTCGATCTCGTAGCGCCGAGCAGGCTGGCCTGTCGCCGGGTCAATGACGGGCTTGCCGTCCTCATCGACCAGTGGCCGGCCTTTGAGGATGCGTGCGAACTCGACCGCAGGATCAAGACCTTCTTCGACCAGTGCTTCAGACACGGCCATGAGGTTGATCTTCAGCGGGTGACGCACGCCAGAGCTTTTGCGTGCTGGGTGCGTGTTGCCAGTCTTTGGGCCTGCAGCCTCGAGGTCTTCGGGTGAAGCAAGGCGCGGCGGTGCGCCGTTTAATTCATCGAGTCTCGCGGCGTGTTTTTTTCGAGCCATAACCCATCGCCTTTTTCAGTAAACCGCCGCCCTTGTCTGCCGCATTGAAGTCCTTTGCGACAGACTGGGGAACACCGACCTTCTCTGCGAACTTCGGGTCATGCGCGGCGGCCGCCATCATACGCGCTTGCGCTGGCGTTTTGCTTGGCATGATTACACCTTGCCGGGAATCTCACCGCCTTGAAAGCCGGGGATGTTGCCCTTCATGCCGCCCTTGTAGGCTGGCTGCGTGGCGTTGGTGCCGGGCATCGGCACTGACACCTTGCCGGGGATTTCGCCCTTGCCTTGTGTCTGATTGCCGCCACCGCCAATCGGCGCACCGGACTTCAGCTTTTCACCGACAGCACGCATGGTGTTGCGGCTTTCTGGGTTTGAGTAGTTCTGCATGTTGCTCTCCTTATCGCATCATGTTGGGATTAACGGGACGCTTTGCTGCTTCTTCATTCCACATCGTTTCCATGTCGGACTCTTCACCCTCCATGCCACGATCCATCTCTTCATCCATCATCAAG